AGGAATGCTGATCGCCTACACCGCCAATGGCGCCCCGGGCCAGATGGGGCTGCCTGACATCTACGTCGAGGATCTGCGCCCCGAGGATCTGGCCGAGCTGGTGGCCAGTGACTTCTGGCGCCACCACCCGAGCGAGACACCCACGCCAGTGACGCTGGTTCACCTGGAGGAGGTCGACGGCCGGAACCTGGGCCAGTTCGAGGTTCGCCGCGAATGGCGCCCGGTCTACACCGCCACCCCACTTTCCACTGAGCAGAGCTTGCAAGCCCCCACCCCTGACATGGAGTAGCACATGCTGATTTTGACCCGCCGTATCGGCGAAACCATCTGCATCGGTGATGACATCGAAGTCACCGTACTGGGCATCAACCGCAACCAGGTGCGCATTGGCGTCACGGCGCCGCGCTCCGTCGATGTTCACCGCCAGGAGATCTACGAGCGCATTCGTAGCACTTCGGCGCCATCCAATCCTGCCCGGCAGGACTGACCCGGCCTAGCCGGAAATGAGAAGTGCCGAGGAGTTGCAGCTCCCCGGCACCGACCACCAAACAGGAGCTACACGATGAATGTTCAACACCCGAACGGCGGCAACGCGAAGGCTACCACACCACCCCGCCACCTGCTGGTAACTGCCCTGATCGGCGGTGCCCTGGTCGGCTTCCTGGTCATGAAGACGCCGGAAGCCCGGGCCCGCCTGGAGACCGCCGCCGACATGGCCCGCCGCCTGGGCGAGCTGAGCGAGCGCGACGCCCAGGTGATCGCCGTGCAGTTGGCCAAGACGAGCCAACCCCGTTCCCCCTCTGCGATCTGATGGAGTCCGCCGTGATCATCACCGTCCGCTATTCCACCGGCACCCACGTGGCCCGCGCACGCGGCCACAAGGTGACAGCCAGCTGCACGGAGAGTGCCAGGCGCGCCGCCGAGCGCCTGGCCGAGAAGCTGGGCCATAACCCCGACCTGGTGCAGCTGGAGGACAGCGACAGCACTACCCATACCTTTTCCCTGCCGGAGGCCCCCGATGCGTAACCTGCGTGGCCACAGTGAGGCGCCCAGCGTAAAGGCCATGAGCGACCTCAACCCATCGCCTGAACGTCTGCAGCAGATCCGCCAGCAGCTCGAAGTCAGCTCGGCCTTCGAGCTGATCGGGGCCACCCGGGTGCTGGATATCTACACCAGCTTCGGCGTGGTCCAGGTGCCGTTACCGGCTGGTGAGTTCCTTGTGAGTCTCCAGGCCCCAGGAGGTTGCCGACGATTCGGTGTAGTGCGATTCGTCGGCCTCGACGATCAAGAAGGATGGGCATAACAAGACTAGGGCGCTTCGGCGCCCTTCTCTATTGGCGAACCTTTTATGCCCTATGGAATCAATAACTCTGCAATGACGCATGCGTTATTGCGTCAAATGACACTTACCCCACACTAGGCACGCACTTACGCCACACGAAAGTTATTCCCCTGCATAGTCCCTAAGACAATTTACGGAAATTATTATCAGAAAATAAAGGCATGAAGCACATCAAAAAAGGACGGGGATGAATTCTCAAACTTAAGGATAGAGACTGGCGATGGGAAGCTCCGGTAAACACCAGTAAACACTAAGGCTTCAGCGTTTACCCTCCCCCATTTCCCCACTTCCAAGGCTGCGGCTTTGGAAATACACCCCAAGCTCTTGACGCCACAAAAAACAGATTAGTAAAGTCCCTATTGCAAGCGTTATGAAAGTCAGGAGCACAAAATGACAAAGTCCATGGGGAGCAGTATGGAAATTCGGGAGCGCGTGCAGGAAATTCAGTGCCAGCTAAACTTCCTTGGCGCGGTACTGACTTCAGATTTGATACTTGGGGAAAGTGCTAGAACAGGCGCATTGATCATATTTAACGGCATTCAGTCTCAACTTCAGGTGTTGAGCGAAAGAACGGATGTGGAACGCTAGCCCTGTAGAGCGCCCAACTGATCGAACAACTGGCGCTGCTTGGCCAGCGGCAACTGACGGAGGCGGTCGAACAACAGTTGGTCGACGTCTCCTGCAGGCGGGCGTAACGCATGGGAATAGGTCAGGTTCATGACGAACGTATGGCCGCACTTCGGCTCCAGGCACTGGCAGTACAGCCTGACAAACTCCAGTGACAGCTCGTCCCGCGATCCGATACGGGCCTTACCTCCGCAAGCCTTACAATAGATCCGCATCAGCCACCCCCAATGGTTCCCGATTGGGAACCATTGTGCCACAACATGTAGTGACCCTACTCCACCCTGAACCCTATACGACGATCCTCGCGCAGCGCCTCGTTCGCCTGCAGGAACAGCTGATAGATCGGCCGCATCTCGTTGTCGGTATACACCCGGTCGATCTTCTCGATGTCGCCGAAGCCCGCGGCATTCTCCGGGATGATGCCGGCCAGCGCCGGGTTCATCCGCCAGGCCGCGATGATGTCGTTGCGGGTGATGTTCTTCACTTTCTCCAGCTCGTCCTTGGCCTGGAAATCCCCGACGGGGATTATCTGAATGGCCTTCTCGCTGCCGCCGGGGATGTTCACGAACATCGACCGGAAGTTGCCCACGCCCTTGCTGGCCGAGATCTGGCTGCGTAGCTCCTCCTCGTCCTCCTCGGTCAGGTCCGGATCGTTCGTGTAGAAGATGTATCCCGCGTGGGCACCGTTGGCGTAGTAGCGCCGGCGGAACAGCGTGGCCGCTTCGTTGAGCAACAGCGCCTGGAGGCCGCCCAGGTAGTCGGGCACGCCGTAGATGTTCTGCTGCACGTCGTAGTCCTTGATATGCAGGATCTCGCCCGCCTCGAACTCCAGCTCCTTTCCGTCCGGCAGGAGCATCACGAAGCCGCCGTCCACCTTCACCCGCATGTTGATCGTCGGCAGGTGCTCCAGCTCCAGGACCTGGCCGAAGACGTTCTCACGCTGATAGAAGTACGCCTCCCCGAACACCATGTAGTCGAGCCCCGCGGCGCCCATGGTCTGCGCGCTGCAGCCGGCCGAGGGCAGGAAGTCACGCAGCAGCAGGTTGCGCTTGAACTTCGGAATGGCGCCGTGGTGCGCGTTCGCATACAGCAGCTTGGCCAGCCCGGGGCGGGATACCGGCGGCGTGTAGATGCGCCCGTTGTCGCTGGCGAACACGCCGAGGTACTGCCCGATGTTCTGCGTCAGCACCGCCTCGGGCGCGCCGAACGAGAACGCTCGCGCGGGCTGCTGGCGGGGTTGGTTTCGCTTCTGGTCTCTTCGTCTGGCCATGGCTGCTCTGGGTGCTCAGTGCGTAGCGGCTGCGGCGCCGCTTGTTGGTGTTGAGGGGTTCATGGGCCAGCGCGTGCATGATCGCCCAGGCCACATCGGCGTGGCCGGTGGCTTCGGTGCGCGACGCGCTGTAGGTGATCTGGCCGCTGGCGGTGGTGCCGCGCTTGATCGACAGGAAGGCCTGGGCAATCTCCGTCCAGCCGGCGTCCCATTCGATGCGGCTGCTCTGAATGCAGTCCTGGGCCTTGAGCACCAGGGTGTTCTTGGCCTCCAGGCTGTAGTGGATCGGCGTGGCGCGCGGGAAGAAGTCACGCACCAGGTCGAACACGCCGTAGCCCACGCCGGTGATGTCGATTCCGATATGCTGGACGTTGAAGCGCTCGCACAACTTGCGGACCTGTGCCGCCTGGTGGGTGAATGACGTGCCCCGCCAGCTGTGCTTCTCCAGGATCCGGAACTTCCCGCCTGTCTCCAACGGCGGAGCCACCACAACGCAGGTGGCGTCGTCGCGCGTGCGGCTGGGGTCGTAGCCCAGCCAGACGGGGCTGTTACCGAAGGGCCGCGGATCCTCCGGGTCGTAGTCGGTCCACAGTGCCTGGTCGCTGTAACAGCGCTCAAGATCCGTCAGGCCAAAGGCACTCTGCGTACTGTCGATGAATTTGCACATGTAGAGCTGGTCGAAACGCTCGTCGTCGTTCTCCAGGTGCAGTTGGTCCAGATCGAACAGATCGCAGCCACCGGCGATGGCGTCCTCGATGGTGATCACCTTGCGCCACTGACCATCCGGGCACAGCGCGCCGGCGTGGATCTGTTCTTCGCTCGGCCAGGTGCCGCCCACACGCTTGCTCCGCTTGCTGTTGCGGAACGCCTCTCCGGTCCAGAACGGGTAGGCCTGGTGGGTGACAGCGCTGGGCGTTGAGAAGTAGGTTTTCCTCCACTTTTTGTGGGTGGCCATCGCCCCTGCCACGGTGTTCAGCTTCTCGAAGTCGCGGATCCAGAAGTACTCGTCCACGTAGACATGGCCATGGTGCCCCTGCGCGGTGCTGCTGTTGGTGGAGAGGAAGCGCAGCTCGGCCCACGGCTTGCCGTCGCGGCTGAGCACGATAGGGTTCCCGGTCAGTTCCAGCCCGAACCAGTTGGCGGCGAAGGCCACGATGTAGCTGCGGAAGATCTCCGACTGGGCGCGGCTGGCCGACAGGAAGATCTGGTTGTCGCCAGTCAGCACCGCGTCCATGAAGGCCTCGGCGGCGAAGTAGTAGGTCAGGCCGACCTGGCGAGACTTCAGGACGTTGCGGATCCGGCACGTCAGCGGGTTGCGCTTCGCCTCGAACAGCTCCTGCTGGTAGCCGTACATGGTCGAGGTGAACTTCTCCAGGAAGTCCAGCTCGGTCAACGCGGATACGTCGTTCTTGGCCTTCTTCTCGCGGCGCTTGCCGCCCCCGCGCTCGCCTCTTTCCCCTCGCTCCCTGCGCCCCTGGCGCTCCTCTTCCCTGCCGCCGTGGCGGGGCTCTGCTGCGGCGTCCGGCGCCGCCTGGGGCGCCGGCCTCGCCGCCTGCTTCTGCAGGCGCTCGCGCAGGCTGGTCAGCCTGTCCAGCTCGTCCAGCTCGCCCTTGCCGAGCGCCCCGGGCTTCTCCAGGAGCAGCGTGATTCGCCGGCTGACGGCGGCCAGCGGCTCCTCGTCGGTCAGCATCTCGTCCCAGCCGCCCTTGGCGATCCAGTAGTAGACGATGCGGACGTTGGGCAGGCCGAGCTGCGCCTGGATCTCCCTGGGCTTGCAGCGGCGCAGGTAGAGGCGTTTCGCGGTTTCTTTGACTTCGATGGCGTAGGGCATGGGCCGCAGTCTATGCGGCAAAAAGGCGGCGAACGCGCCGATAAATTCCTGAATATTCCTATTTTTATCAGGTAGTTATGCGAAGAAAGTAAACCGTTTGTTTAGGTCTTGCCAGCTACCTATGGTGGGGGCTCCGAAGCACACCGAGCCCACCAGCCAATGCCCCGCTCCCTCGTCTCCTACTGGAAGCGCGTCGCCACCAGCGGTCCCACCATCGACGGCCGCGAGATCACGCCCCAGGAACTGCGTGACATCGCCGAGACCTACAAGCCCTCCCGCTACACCGCCGTGATCTGGAGCGAGCACGAACGCTGGTCCGGCGCCTACGGCACCGTCTACGCCGTACGTCTGGTCGAGCCGGCCGATGACCCCGAGCTGGAGGAAGGCCAGGTCGCCCTGGAAGCCCAGCTCAAGCCCAACGACAAGCTGCTGTGGCTCAACGACCGGGGCGAGAAGCTGTTCACCAGCATCGAGATCTACCCCAACTTCGCCAACTCCGGGAAAGCCTACCTGACCGGCCTGGCCGTCACCGATGAGCCCGCGAGCCTCGGCACCCAGGAACTCTACTTTTCCAGGCGGACCAGCAAGTCCACCTACTTCGCTGCTTCTGTCGAGCTGGGCGCCCTGCGCGAGCCGGAAGCCGCCGCCGGCGAGAAGGGCCTGATCACCGCCCTGACCGCCTTCTTCAAGCGCTTCGCCACCGAGGCGCTGCCTTCCGCCACCACCCCGCAAACCCCAACCGAGAGCACTCCCCCAATGGATGAAGCCACCGCGAAAGCGCTGAAGGCCCTGCTTGATCAGTTGCTGATCGTCGCTGCTGGTATCCAGGCGGTGATCGAGCCGGCGACTGAAGAAGTCGACGACACCGACACCCAGGACCAGGTCGACAGCGTCGATGAAGCTGTGCAGGAAATCGTCGACCAGGCCGAGGAAGACCGCGAGTTCGCCCGTCGCCGCAAGGCCGGCAAAGGCCTGGAGGCCCGTTTCAACAAGCTCGAAGAGCAGATGACCAAGCTGCTCAACACCGCGCAGAGCCGCCAGTTGCCGCGCACCACCGGCGCCGCCACCCCCGCGAAGAAGAAGGTGTTCTGACATGGCCCAACCGCTGAGCACCACCGGCGCCGAGCGCTACGCCCAACTCCAGGCCGACATCGCCGAAACCTACGGCGTGGAGAACCCCACCCGGCAGTTCGCCGTGGAACCCAGCATCACCCAGGAGCTGAACGACGCGATCACCGCGCGCGCCGACTTCCTGGAGCGCATCAACATCGTGCTGGTCAACGAGGTGAAGGGCGAAAAGGTCTTCATCGGCGTGAACGGTCCGGTTACCGGCCGTACCGACACCAAGACCAAGGACCGCGAGGCAAAGGACGCGTCGGGCCTGGACAATACCCTGTACGAACTGCAGGACACCCATTCCGACGTCGGCCTGCCCTACTCGAAGATCGACGCCTGGGCGAAGTTCCCCGACTTTGCCGACCGCTATTCCGCTGCAGTGCAGAAGCGCATCGCGCAAGACCGCATCATTATCGGCTTCCACGGCACCCACGTTGCGGTGGACACCGACCCGGTGGCCTATCCGAAGCTCCAGGACGTGAACAAGGGCTGGCTGCAGCAGGCCCGCGAACTGATCCCGCAGCAGGTGCTCAAGGAAGGCGCTGTCGCCGGCAAGGTGACCCTTGGCGCCGGCGGCGATTACGCCAACCTCGACGCCCTGGTGCATGACACCAAGCAGATGGTCGACGAGAACCTGCGCGAGGACGGCGACCTGATTGCCATCATCGGCAGCGACCTGCTGGCCGCTGACAAGGCCAAGCTGTACGCCAAGCAGGGCGACACCCCCACCGAGAAAGAACGCATCGAGTCGATGCAGGTGATCGCCACCTACGGCGGCCTGCCGTCCTTCTCCGTGCCGAACTTCCCGGTGAACGCCGTGCTGGTCACCAGCTGGGACAACCTGTCGATCTATGTCCAGGGCTCCAGCTGGCGTAAGCAGACCGTCGATAATCCGAAACGCTCGCGCGTTGAGGACTACAACAGCCGCAACGAAGGCTACGTGATCGAGCAGCTGGAGAAGTTCGCGCTGACCGAGAACGTCGAGCTGGTGGAGGACTGAGCATGAGCCTCGCCCTCGCCCACAAGCGCCGCGTCCTGGCTGGTGGCTCGCCCACCAGCTCGGCCGCGCCGGCGCCGACCGCGTACACCGCTGCGGAAGCCCTGACCAGCCCGGCCAATGCCCAGAAGCACCTGAAGCTGATGGAAGCCGCGCTGGCCCAGGACCTGGAGCGCATCAGCGCGATCAACAGCCGCGAATCTCGCCAGCAGCTGAAGCGCGACGAGCTGCTGCCCAAGTACCTGGACTACGTGCAGCGCTACCGGGACAGCGGCCTGTCCTACCCGAACGCCGTGGTGGTCCAGGTGCTGGTATGGCTGTTCGACACCGTGCAGTTCGAGGCAGGCCTGGACCTGGCGCTGTTCTGCATCGAGCAGGGCCAGGAGCTGCCGGAGCGCTTCCGCCGCGACATCCCCACTTTCGTGGCGGATGAGGTCATCGACTGGGCCGAGGCCGAGCAGAAGGCCGGGCGCAGCCCCGAGCCGTACCTGTCGCAGCTGCTGCCCTACGTCGACGGTGCCT